CAGAAAAAGAAAAGAAGCGGAACTGATCGACATGGAAAAGCACCCATCACCGATGGGTGAAAGCTTCAGAAGACCGGCATACGCTGGAACGGCGCTGTGTCCGGATCCAACCCGTAGAGGGAAACAGTTGGTATCTCGTCCTGAAAAGGACTGATACATATAGAAACTTGTGGTCAGCAGAATATGTCACTACCCAATCTATTATACCCAGTATACTACTGACCGAAAGGGCCGGGAACCTATCAAATGTCCTCCAAATCCCGGCCCGAAAGGAGGGACCATGTACAACAAAGGAAGGAAAACAAATGAATATAAAAAGAGATAAAACCTATCAGGCCAGGATGGATGGCCTCAAATATGCCCTGGAAATAGTAGAAAGGGGCGGGATAGAAGAATTAAAGAAGGAGATCAGGGTTAGAAATGCCCAGTTCATTCCGCTGGAAGTATCGGCAAAAAAGGCGAATGAGATAAGCCAGGTCTTGGCACACAGAATATTAGCGACATTTACCCCAACGGTGATGTTTTCGCTGAATCAGGAGTTCCACTTTGGAAAGGACAGGCTGCTGAGGTGGAAAGATGCTTTTATTAATCTGTGCAACATGATGGATGCAATAGACCCGTTTGGTTGCCAGTATGAAACAGCCAGGGACTATGCGGAAGTTTTAAAGCAGAAATATGGTATTGAATTTGATTGGGACAGCATCGATGAGGTTATCGGACTGAACCAGAAAAAGCGAGGGCAGATGTGTGATATTGATTATGTAATTAGCTTCCTGGAAGAAAAAGGCCAGAAGAAAGCAGCGCAGTTGATCCGGGAATATGGAAAAAGATAAAGGAGACAAAATGTATTTGAAAAAAACAGAGCTGGAACAGGCTTTGAGAGAAAATATGCAGTCAACGCTAGAAAGCTATGGCGGAGACAGCATAGCAGAGGATGCCATTTGCTTTTGCTATGATTCAATGCTGGCAGTAATTAAACAGCTGGGAAAAGACAAGAGAGAGATAATGTCAGAGGAAGAATTGGTGTTGTTACTCTGCATTGTGCAGGATGATACGCGCCATCAACATCAAGATCTTGACATGTGTAAGATGCATGGTCTTGATGCAGCAGAAACAGTGAAAAGCCGTATTGCTAAAAATGAGGCGCTTGAAAAGAAACTTAAACAAATGATCGCGGAGGAGACCCGATGAATGATCCGAAGAAAACATCCGTCCCGGTCTGCTGCATCTGCCAGAAGGTGATCAATGGGGATGCAGAGTGGATCAGGACAAAGAGAGGGACGGTGTTGTACATGCATAGAGAGTGTGTGAGAAAGTTGAGTAAAGCTAGGAGATTACGGGGGTAATGCCATGATTAACGGTGAGCTGATAGTAGATAATTTTGCAGGCGGTGGAGGGGCTAGCACTGGCATAGAGGACGCAACCGGTTGCTGTGTCGACATTGCCATCAATCATGATCCAGAAGCAATTAAGATGCATAAAGCAAATCATCCGTATACAGAGCATTACTGCGAGGATGTTTGGCAGGTGGATCCGGTAAAGGCGTGCAAAGGGCATCCGGTTGGCCTAGCATGGTTCTCGCCGGACTGTAAGCATTTCAGCAAGGCAAAAGGTGGTAAGCCGAAGGACAAGTTTATTCGCGGCCTTGCGTGGGTTGCCTGTCGCTGGGCCGGGCTGGTTCGGCCAAGAGTCATTATGCTAGAAAACGTAGAAGAGTTTAAAACGTGGGGACCATTAAACCGCGGGCATCATCCAATCAAAAACAAACAGGGCAAGACATTTGAGAAGTTCGTGCAGCAGCTTATGGATTTGGGCTATGAAGTTCAGTACCGAGAGCTGATCGCAGCGGACTACGGTGCGCCGACCATGCGGAAACGATTCTTTTTGATTGCTCGCTGTGACAGTGAGCCGATTGTCTGGCCAAAACCGACACATGCGCCGGCAGACAGCGAAAAGGTAAAAGCAAGACTTCTTAAACCATATGTTGGAGCATATACACAACTCGATTTTTCCTTGCCGTGTCCAAGCGTTTTTGACACAGCGGAAGAAATCAAGAAAAAGTATGGGATCCGCGCGGTGCGCCCGCTTGCCAGAAAGACGATGGATCGAATCGCAAGAGGGGTGAAAAAGTTCGTGCTGGATAATCCAGATCCGTTCATCATCGAGGACGAATCAGAAGACATAAAAATGCCGATTCTGATTCAATACCATTCAGAAACAACAAAAGATGAAGTCCGCGGGCAGGGCATTGAAGATCCGATCATGACAGTGGACAGCTCGAATCGTTATGGTCTTGTGACATCCTTTATCAGCAAGTTTTACAAAAGCGGAACAGGACAGGATATGCGGGAACCTTTGCATACGATCACTGCTGGAGATGGACATTTTGGAGAGGTAAGAGCCTTTTTGACAAAGTATTATGGATCAGGCACCGGACAGGATATAAAAGAGCCGCTTGATACGATCACAGCGCAGGATAGATTCGGTCTTGTAACTATATACGGCACTGAATACCAGATTGTTGATATTGGTCTGCGGATGCTGGAGCCGAAGGAGTTGTATGGGTGCCAAGGATTTCCGGAAGACTACATAATTGACCGAGACTGCGAAGGAAAGGCATATCCCCGAGCCGAACAGGTGCGACGATGTGGGAATGCAGTTTGTCCGCCGATACCTACGGCACTGGTGAGGGCGAATCTGAAAGAGCTGTGTGTTGCTAAGCGATTGCCGAATTGCCGGACGGACCGCTTGGAAGAAGATATAGATGGGCAGTTGAGATTTGCATAAAATTAAAATTTTAGGCGAAAAATTTTAATAAAAGATTTTTCCAGAAACTTATGTTAAAGAGATTTTTAATTAAGATTTGGAGGGAGAAATGAAGAGTATACAGTTGTATGTGTGTGAGCATTGCGGAACGAAGTATAAAGACAAAAATGAGTGCAAGAAATGTGAGAGTAACCATAGGGCTGCGCTGGAAATCCATGATATGAGGTTCCATGCTTGCAAAGATAGTGATAACTATCCTGATAAGGTAGAACTGAAAATGGCTGATGGCAAGATGATTTGGTATCATCGGTAAATTAAGATATTGCCTGTAAGAGAGTGGGTGATACCGTTTGTTAGAGATTAACAAAATATACAACGAAGATTGCCTTGAAGGTATGAAGAAAATTGATGATAAGTCAGTCGATACAATTATTACAGATCTCCCTTATGGGCAAACCTCACGAAATAAATGGGATTCAGTTATTCCATTTGAACCATTATGGGAACAGTATGAAAGAGTTATTAAGGATAATGGAACAATAATTCTATTTGCAAATGGTATGTTTACTGCAGATCTGATGCATAGCAATCGCAAGCTTTGGAAATATAATCTTATCTGGCAGAAAACACAGCCAACCGGATTTCTAAATGCCAAAAAGATGCCGTTGCGTTCTCATGAAGATATCTGTATTTTCTATAAGAAACCACCCACATATAATCCTCAAATGACAGACGGTCATGAAAGAAAAGTATCAAAGGCGGCACATCATGTAAATGCAAAAGAATCAACGGATTATGGTAAGAGCGAATGGCAGGATTATGACTCTACAAAACGATATCCGAAGTCAGTATGGACATTTGCTAAAGATACTCAAAAAGCAGCCTATCATGGCACACAAAAACCTGTTGCTCTGATCGAGGAACTTATTAAAACATATTCTAATCCTGGCGATTTGATTTTGGATTCTTGTGCCGGTAGTTGTACAACAGCAATTGCAGCTATGAACACAGGAAGAAATTATATTTGTTTCGAAAAGGATAAAGACATTTTTGAAATAGGAAGTAAAAGAGTAACAGAATATAGCAAATAACATCTAATAAATAAGAGAATAACAAATCAGAAAGGAAAAGTTAGGGTAGCTACTAAGGACATGTCACCTTTCTGGTGAAGAAATGAACAACAAGAAAGTATTAGCGGGTGCAAAGCTTGCAGGCGGCAATCCAGAAAATGGAAGGGTTGAAGATGATTACTATGCAACTAATCCAGAAGCAGTAAAAATGTTGCTGACTAAATATACATTTGATGCACATACAATTTTGGAGCCTTGTGTTGGTGGTGGGCATATCGCTAATGCAATCAATGATTTTTATACAACCAAGAGAGAAATTACAGGGATGGACTTAGTAGATCGAGGATATCCTGGAACAATTGTTGCTGATTTCCTTACATATAAAACTGATAAAAAATATGAAGGAATTATCACAAATCCACCGTACTCGCTCGCAAAGGAATTTGTAGAAAAGGGTATGGAGTTACTGGAAGATGATGGTCAAATGGCTATGTTTCTCAAAATCCAGTTCTTGGAAGGTGCTAAGAGGAAGGAGTTATTTGACAAATATCCGCCGAAGTACATTTATGTTTTCAGAAACAGAATGGCGACTTGGAATAGTGGATTAGAGAAAGACCCAAAGACAGGAAAACGTTGGGCGACAACTATGTGTCATGCTTGGTTTGTTTGGGAGAAAGGAAGTACATCTGAACCGGTAGTAAGATGGTTGTAGTTAACATGAAATGTGAGTTCCAAGAGGAGAAAACAATATGAAAAAATGTGTAGTTTTAGAAATTGAAAGTAGAGTAGAATTTGAAAATAAAATGAACGAGTATTTATCAGAAGGGTACAAAGTAGAAGCAAGTTCTTGCAATAGCAAATATTATAAAGCAATTTTGGTACTAGAAGAAGAATAAACTGAAATAACCCAAAATTTAATAAGCATACGGAAAGGGAGGTAGTGATATGGCAAGACCGAAGAAGAAAGCAGAAGATAAAGCCGTCAGACAGAGCGTGAGCATGGATCCTGTGCAGCTCCGGCAAGTAGTGGCTTACTGCCAGAAGAATGAAAGAACCATAGCGTGGCTGATAAAAAAGGCTGTTGCAGCCTTCCTGGAGGCAGAGGATAAAGTTGCATAAAATTAATAACGTTATGCAGTAAAACTGAAATTTAGTGGAGAGATTTTATGACATACAAAGGTTATGAAGCAAAAATCGAATATGATTCCAAAGAAATGATATATGTGGGAACTCTTTCTAACTGCTCTGATTTGGTAAGTTTTCATTCCTCCAATATACGCGATTTGCGGGAAAAATTTCGTTTAGCGGTGGATAATTACCTGGCATTATGTGAAAAAACTGGAAAGATACCAAGATAGGAAGAAAAAATGAATAAAGTTAATTTATATGAATTGTACGACAGAAATACGTACTGCGGAATGTATACGAGCAAACAGTTGCGAGAAATGCTGCAAGTGAGCAGCCAAAACATCTCGGTAGCAGCTCGTTTAAATAGTCTGATAAAAAGAAGATATAGATTGAAACACTTTGAAATTGAATGTGAAGTAGCTCTAAATAAATACAGTGCACAGCTTTGTGCAGATTGGGATGAAACAAGGACCAGGATGCTTAAAGGTGATGGCAAATGGTTTAGAGAAGAAAGGAGAAAAGCCGATGGAAACAGAACACAGTAACAAAAAAACAGGCAGATCATTAACCGCCCAAGGTACCATGATCCGCCGTTCTGCTTAAGATAAGTATATCATATATACCCTTCTTAAGCAAGGAAAAGGAGGATATCTATGACAAATGAGAATGTTAAAACACAGGTTATTAATGATGTAATCGTTGCCATGTCAGCATATATTGCTGCTGATTTAATCCAAATTCTGGAGCGCGTGATAGTTGACAAGACGATAGATGTGGTTATGGAAAGAATCAATACGCTACCGGCAGAGATTAAGGATAGTGTGGATCAACAGAATGAGTACATAATAAAACTCTTTTTATATAAGAAGAAAAAGCTTCGTGAAGGGACTAAATATGGTTATATGGCATCAATCAAACGCCTGATCACGGTGTTGGACAAGCCATTGGTGCAGATGGATGAGCATGATATATTTTACTATCTCAATTGGTATGAGAACCGGAATGTACCAGTAACTGGACGAAAAAATCAGAACTCAACTTTGAATAGCGAAAGAAGGTATTTGTCCGCTTTCTTTTCCTGGATGCGGAAAGAAAAGCTTATAACTGTAAATCCAGTTGAAGCAATCGAGCCATTAAAGGTGCAGAGAAAGCCTATAGATTTTTTTACACCGGAAGAAATGGCACGTTTAAGAGACAGTTGCCGGACCTTACGGGAACGAGCCTTAATTGAAGTACTGCGCAGTACCGGGGCACGCGTAGGAGAAATTGTTGAGATAACTGTTGACCAGATCAACTGGGAAACAGGGGATATTTTGATTCTAGGTGAAAAAAGTAACCGGTATCGGACCATATATCTGGATCCGGATGCTTTATACCATTACAAAAAATATTGGAACTCTAGGACAGACAACAATGAACATATGTTCGTATCAAAGAGCAAGCCTTATAAGCCAATAGGGACATCTTCGGTACGGACAATCATGAAAGAAATTGCGGAACACGCAGGTGTGACAAACCGGTGTTATCCTCACAAGATGAGGAAGACACTGGGAATGGAGTTGAAAAACAGAGGCGTAGATATAGGAACGATCCAGGAAGTCCTGGGTCACGCGGATTCTAAAGTAACGAGTATGTACTATGCTCAATCAACACCGGACACGTTGAGGATGATTAGAAAAAGGGCAGTTTAATAGAAAAAGGATTGGGGCCTGTAACGGGCCCCAAAAAAAAGGTCAGGGGGAAATCCTCTTTGCCGTCCTTGTAATGGGTATTAACAAACGGCAGAAATCTCTAAATATTTAGGAACTAAAGAGGAGCAGCATGAAGCACTACGATAACTATGATTATGAAATAGCATATGATAAACAGGCAGAGAAGCTGCAGGAGTGGGAGATTGAAAAGCTGATCTCTGAGCAGAGGGTGAGCTGCCTTTATAGGACAACAACGAATAGATCTAAAAATCTGGTGAGTGGTGACGAGCTGCTAGAATCACAGGTGTATCCATCCTTCCTGAAAAGGGGAGATATGCCAGTAACCCTGAAAAAGAGAGAAACCAAACCGTCACAAAAAAATCTGAATGATAAGAACTCAAGAAGGTATTGCATCAGACTGGCCTGCATCAATTTTGGCAAAGGCGATATCTGGGCAACATTTGGTTGGAATGATGAGTACATGCCAGGAGATGCCAAAGCTGCTATCAAGGACATTCGGAATTTTATTACGAGGATAAACTATCGCAGAAAAAAGAATGGACTGAAAAATATTAAATACATATACATCCTGGCATTTGATGGAAAAGTCCGTCCACATTTCCACATCCTTATGACAGGAGAGGGTGTGGATCGTGATGAGCTGGAAGATATGTGGAAAAAGTGTGACCGAAAAAATACTCGGAGAATTAAGCCAGATGAGGATTTTTTGATTACAGGATTAGCAACATACATTACGAATAACCCAAGAGGTACAAAAAGATGGTGTGCCTCCAAGAACCTGAAAAAGCCACCGGAACCGACCAGAAGTTACGGAAAGTTCCGCAGAGGGAAAGTGAACCGGATGGTAAAAAATGATGATACCATGCGACAGGAAATGGAAAAAGCCTATCCAGGATATAAGTTCCTGGATGCAGAGGTTAAATATAATCAGGATCTGGCGATGTTTTACATCTATGCCCGGATGATCAAACATGGATCCCGTGAAGATATGCAGAAAGGGGGAAAGAGAAGAAAGGGGGAGTTGCGAAGTTGAATTATAGTGTACGGGTAAGATGCCCTTACTATGAGACTATGGCAAGTGACACAAAAAAGCAGGCAACAATAACCTGTCAGAACATATGCTGCAATCTGGGGTTTGAGATCAAAAACCAGATCGTTTTTACGTGCCATGAAGAAAAAAGCAACTTTGCCGGGATATTTTGCGAAGATATGTATGAGACATGCCCTTACTTTAAGGGAATCTATAAAACACAAATGGAGGATGAGAAGAAATGAAAAAGAAAATGAGCTTAATGGAGAGAGTGAAGATTGCAGAACGGAGAGAGGCAGAGGCAAAACGCCAGGCAGAGAGGGACAGAAAAAGATTTATGGAGGCAGATTTGATTGCAAAAGGAGCCATGGTTTGGGTGTCAGCTCTGGCAAGAAGAGAAGGCCCAGTGATCCATGTGAGCGCTGAAGAGATTGAAAAAGCAAGAGCGGGAAAATATAAATGCCGTATGGTAGCAGATGGATCTGTTGATATGGTGGAAGAAGGATATTTTGAGAAATTTTATGAGTAAACACAATCGGACATGCTGATGTGCGCATACATGCGCGCGCGGTAAGTTAGTAGAGAAGCCCTGATATAGGGCTTTTTTGCGTGGGAAAAACCGGACAAAGGTGGGGTGGTAGAGAAGGGACAGGAAAAAATATAAAATTGATGCTATGAGGTGGTGATATGGCGGAAAAGAAGCGAAAAGCAGCAGGCCGCCAGAAATGGCGGGAATGGGCAGAAAGTGAAGAGCATCAGGCGGTTCTGTCAGCTTGGGCAAGAGCCGGAATGACAGATGAAGAAATAGCAAAGCAGATAGGGATAAGCAGATCCACGCTGGCGGAATGGAAAAAGAAATATGCACCAATTAATGCGGCGTTGGCAACCGGGAAAGACTTTGCGGATCGTCTGATCGAGAACAGTTTGTACAAAAAGGCCATTGGCTTTTATGCAAGGGAGCAAAAGGCTTTTAAAGTTAAGACTGTAGAATATGACGAAGCAACAGGAAGAAAGATAAAAGAGTTTGAAGAATTAAAGACGGCGGAAGAGGTCCACTATTTTGAACCGGATATAAAAGCAATCATATTCTGGCTCAAGAACCGTAAACCGGATATCTGGAAAGAAAAAGTTGCAGAGGCTATGGCAGATGATGAGGGAACTGGTGTTATTGTTTTGACGCCAACCCAGGTGGAGCAGATCAGCAAGGAAGTAAAAAAGGATGAGTAACCCAAGAATTGTATGGGCACCGCAGCCACGACAGGAAATTATGATGTCACGTCCAGAATTTGAGGCGTTATATGGTGGAGCTGCTGGCGGTGGAAAGAGCGATTATTTAGTAGCAGAGGCACTGAGACAAGTCCAAATCCCACAGTATCGCGCAATCATTTTCCGAAAGACTTACCCTGAGCTGGAAGACATCATAAGCCGCAGCCATGAGCTTTACGGATCAGCGTTCCCAAGAGCTAAATACAACGAAAGTAAGCATGCCTGGAGGTTTCCATCTGGCGCAATGATCTACTTCGGGCAAATGCAGCACACGAAGGACAAGCTTAAATACCAGGGCCGACATTTTGATTTTGTAGGATTCGATGAACTGACGCATTTTGCGGAAGAAGAGTATATGTATCTCTTTTCACGAGTTAGATCATCAGCACCTGGATTGAGAACATACATCAGGAGTACGGCGAACCCAGGCGGCCCAGGACATCCGTGGGTAAAAGCACGATTTGTGAGCATAGCGAAGCCGGAGACTAAGATTGTGCAGGAAGTGAATATCACCAAACCATCCGGTGAGGTGATAAAGCGTACCAGAGACAGGATATTTATCCCTAGCTCTGTGTTTGATAATAAGGCTTTGCTGGACAACAACCCGGAGTATATCGCATCACTGGCTATGCTGCCAGAAGCAGAAAGAAATGCGCTTTTGTATGGTGATTGGGATTCGTTCAGTGGACAGGTATTCTCAGAATGGAAAAATGACCCGTCAAATTATGAAAGCCGAGAATGGACCCATGTTATTGAGCCGTTTAAGATACCGGAAGGATGGCTGATCGGAAGAAGCTACGACTTTGGATATGCTAAACCGTTCTCAGTTGGCTGGTATGCTGTCGATTATAGCGGATGTGTGTATCGGATCCGTGAGCTGTATGGTTGCAAAGAGGGACAGGCAAATGTAGGACTGGAAGTGGATCCCGCAGAGCAGGCGCGGATGATCCGGGAAGTAGAAGAGACTGATCCAAACCTTAAGGGAAGAAAAATAGCAGGCATAGCAGATCCATCAATCTTTGATGTGAGCAGAGGCGATTCTATAGCGGACATCATGGCCCGAAATGGAGTGTACTGGAGCCCAGGCGATAATCATCGAATTGCCGGGAAAATGCAATATCATTACAGACTGGCATTTAATGCAGATGGACATCCGTTATTTTACGTTTTTAACACATGTAAGGGATTTATAAGGACGATCCCACAGCTGGTATATGATGCAAAGAACGTAGAAGATATTGACACTACACAGGAAGATCATATTTATGATGAGTGCAGATATTTCCTGATGCAGTACCAGATCGCAAAGCGTGCGAATGTAAAGAAAAAACCGCCGCTGGATGA